CCTGCTTGTAGCCCCACATCGTGACGCTGGTCGGCGTCGCCGCGCTCGGGCTGATGGCGTCCGGCGTGAAGTCCCACTTCTCCGACCCGCCCGTCGTCGTCACCGTGGCGGTCATGCCACACGCCTTGAGCAGCTGGTGGATGTCCGGCACCACCACGCTCGAGGACGTGTAGGCCGCGCCGCGCCCCTTGGCGTGCGCCTTGTGGGTGATCTCCCAGAAGCGGCCCGTGGGCGGCACCCGCTGCACGTTGCCGTTGCTGGCGTTCGCCTTGTCCCGCTTGCCGTCGAACAGCCAGCCCGGCGTCCACTCCGGCCGCTCCACGAACCGCACCGCATCGGTGCTGGTGCTCGGGCTCGCGTCCGTCCCGTAGGTGCTCTCCGCCTTGACGAGCACGCCCGCCGCGAGTGTATGCTGTCCCATGATCGCCCCCTGGCCTTAGACGGCCAGCTCGTGGACCCGATAGGGCACGAGCCATCCCGTGGTCACGTCCGTGTCATCGCGGCGGGCCGCCACCTTCACCAGCCGCATCGCCTGCTCGGGATCGGCGTAGATGCTGACGCTGTTGCGCCGCCGCCCGTTCGTCTCCTCGCCTGCCCGGTGCAGGCGTTCCAGCGAGCGGCGCACCGCCCGCATCACGTACAGCGCGTCCCGCGTCGCGTTCGCGCTGTTGACCGTCGCCGCGCAGTAGCGCACCAGCACCGTCGCCGTGCCCTGCTGCTCGTTGGTCGTCATCGTGGCCGCATCCACCTGCCAGTCCTCCAGCGTGACGGCCAGCGCGGGCACCGTGGCGGGCAGGTCGCCCCGCGCCACGTTCGCGTCCCGCGTCTCGTCCACCACGTCCGGCGTGGCCGGCGCCCCGTCGCTGCCGTCATAGGTCAGCGCCCCCAGGTGCGTCCCCACCGACTGGTCCGACCCCGCCTGGTCCAGCGTGGTCCCGGCCAGCCAGTCCGCCACCATCCGGCAGACCTCAACCATTGGTTGGCACCTCAACCATTGGTCGGCACCACTTCGATCTCGGTGTGGCGCCCGTCGCCGCGGCGCTCGACGTTCCGCACCGTGTAGCTGGTGCCGTCGATGGTCAGGGTGGAGTCATTGGCGGGTGGCGTCCCGAGGGACGCCGTGGCCACCGTCAGCACCCGCCGCCGCACCATGACCTGATAGCCCGAGGCATCCACCTCGCTGCTCTCCCCGTCGTCCAGCAGCCCGCGCATCCGGCGGGCGCCGATGACGACCACGGACGAACCGAAGCCTGACGTGAGGGCCGCCGCGTGGGCGGCGAGGAGGCTGTCGCCGGTGATCGTCATCGCGTCCTCTTGCGAAGGTCAGCCGCCGGCCGGTCGGTCGGCGGCTCCACCACCCGGGCCTGCCCGGCGAACACCAGCCGCCGGGCCGTCCCGTCCTGCACTTCCACCACCTCCCCCGGGGCCACGTCGCGGTGGTCTGCCACGGTGCCCCGGAGGATCTCAAGCCATACCCCCATTAGGAGGTCAGCACGCCGAGCATGACGTTGAACGCGCTCGGCTGGCGGATGTTGATGTCCACCATGAGCGAGGTCACTACCTGGATCATGTTCTGCTGGCTGTAGGTGTACGGATCGACCACCACGTCCGTCGCGCCCCACTGGCCGATGAGCAGCTGGTCCCACACGCCGAAGATCGGGGTGGAGCAGATGGTGGTGCTGGTGCCCTGGGTGATGTTGTCCGGCACCTGCTTGGTGACGAACGTCGGGTAGCCCGCCACGAGGTTGTCGTCGCCCCAGAGGTACGCCGCGCCGGCCGTGGTGCTCTTGAGGGTGGTCTTCCACTTGCCGCGGACCTTCGGGCTGGCCACCCACGCCATCGGGCCGATGTCGGCATTGGCGTTGGCGACGTTGGTCTCCGCCGTGATGAGGTCGGCCCACGCGACCGCCGCGCCGTTGGCCGCGATGGTCTGGAGGGTGACCCCCGACTGCGACCGGATGCCGGTGGGCTGGTTGCTGGCGCCCGTGCCGAACATCGCGGCGAGGTCCACGCCGATGGCGTTCACCGCCGTCAGGTCGTTCATCACGAACGAGTTCACGTCGAACGAGAACTGCGCGAGCAGGCGCCGCGAGAAGGCGGTCGAACTCATCGCCACCTTCGGCGACAGGCTGATCGTCTCGAGGGTGGCCGCCGTCAGGGTGTTGGCGCTCGACGGGTTCTCACCCACCCAGTTCAGGCTGTTGGCCGCGAGCTGGCGGGTGAACTGCACGGTGTCGGTCAGGCCGGGCAGGAACGTCGCGCCCGCCTGCATCACGACCGTCCGGTTCCGCAGGAGGTCGATGAAGCCGACGATGGTGGTCTGCACGCCCGCGCCGCCGAGCGACGTGGTGGCGGCGATGTTGCCGGTCACCGAGGCGCGGCCCATCGCGCTGGCCACCCGGTCGGCGGCCCGCACGTCCACGGGGGCGTTGTTCGGGATGAAGAACCCGCTCGGCGTCCGGCCCAGCTGCTTGGCCAGGGTGTCGCTCACCTCACGCTCGAACCCGGCGTCCTTCCACGCATTGGCCTGCCCGGTCTGGGCACGCAGCTGCGCGTCGATGGCGCGGGCGACGTTGTAGGTGCTCGCCTCCTTCGGGGTCATGTCCACGATCCCGGTGGGCGACTTGGCCGCCCCGGCGCGGATGCCCTCGATCTGCTTCGCCTGCACTTCCTTCATGGCCTGCGCCGGGCCGACGCCCCGCGACAGCCACGACGGCAGCAGCTCCCGCGCCTCGGGGAACTCCGCCGCCAGGTCACCCAGCACCTTCAGGTCCCGCTCCCGGGACTCGCCCGCGCTCACGCCCGCCGGGGGCGAAGCGGGCTTGATGTCGTCCGACATACGCTTCTCCTCTGCCGGTGGGATCACAGGGGGAGCCGCCGGCTCGGCACTCCGCCCAACGCCCACGGCCATGTCCGCGGGCACTGCCACGCTGCTGACCTCGAGCGGCCGCCAGCCGCGATACACGCGGGTGGGGATGTCGCTGTTGGCCGTCTTGGTTTCGATGTAGTTCTCGCCGGGGTCGTACCCGACGCTGACCTTGGTGCGGATGCCCGCCCGGATGTCGGCCTCGACCCACGCCGCATCGGGGTGGTTTCCCATGCGGACACTGCCGCGCATCATGCGATCCGGGTCCACGTGGAGCCCTTCCACGAGCCCGATCTGCTGGCGCTGCGAGTGGTCGAGGCAGAACGGCAGGCCGTCGCGGCACTGGCTCAGGTCCACGCCGCCCGCCGAGTGGTCCAGCACCTCGTAATACCGCTTGCCGGTGTACCAATCCATCCGCTCCACCGGCGTCTCGCTCGACGCGGCGATGTCGATGGTGGCCGGGGCATCGCCCTCGGCCCGCAGCGACACGGCCATGTCGCGGGTGTACATCGTCGGCTTGGTGCGTTCGCTCATAGCATCTCCATGACCGCCGCCAGCGCGGCCTCCTCGTCAAAGCCCCACGGGTCGGCGGTCGCCACCTCCGGCCACCCTGCCCGCACGCCCACCTCGGCGCCCGTCGCCATCACCATCAGGTCGGGCTGCCGTGGGACGAACGGGGCCACGTACCACCTGCCCCCGCCGCCCGTGCTGGTCGCGGGGGCCACCGTGGTGACCGCCGCCGCGCCATCCTCGACCCCGACCTCGCTGCCCGTCGCGGCGTATGGCGTCGCCGCCACCACCGTCGGGGCACCGCTCTCGGCGGTCGCTTCGCTGCCGAGCGGCCCGTAGGCATAGATCCCGTAGGCGCCGCCTGCCGACTCCAGCTGAACTTCACTGCCGAGCGCGTCGGCCACCGACTACTCCGACCGCTCCACCACCTCGCTTGCCACCAGCCGGCCCTCGGCGTCCCGGACGTGCCGCACGGTGCGGGCGCCCTTCGCGCCCTCGACCGTGACCGACACCTCAGCGGGGGCAACGTGGACCTGCGCCGGGGCCACCGTCACCGTCTCCGGTCCCTGGCGCTCCACCGTCACGTTCACGGGCGGGGTGGTCACGTTGACGATGATCTGGCGCTCGGGCGCGGGGTCCTCGGCGTCAGCCGCGCCCGCATCAGCGGCGTCCTCGCCCTCCGCCGCATCGTCCTCGGGATCGGCGGCGTCCTCCGCATCCATCGCGTCCTCCGCCGGGGCCGCCGGGGCGGGCGCCGCCGGGACGTTGCCCACCTGCAACGGCACGCCCATCTCCGCTGCCAAGGCGATCTCCGCCTTCCGCTCCAGCATCAGCGTGCGGAAGTCCAGCCCGCGCTTCGCCGCGATCCGCGTGAGGCTGTTCAGGCCCGCCGCCACTTCCGACAGGTCCGCCGCGATGTCCTTCTCCGGGTCCACGTACTCGAACCCGCGCGGCGCCCATTCCGTCCAGCTGTAGGCCGACACCGGCCCGGGAAGCCGCACCTGCTGCCAGATGACCGCCTGCCGCAGGAACGCCAGGAACACCGGCTCGCACAGCGCCTCGGCCAGCCACCGCTGCGCGATCTGCCAGTGGTCCCGCTCCCCGTTCAGCGCCAGCCGCGAGCTGCTGTAGTTGCTCTGGCTCATGTCGCCCGTGAGCGAGGCATAGGCGACGTTGAGGCCGTTGGCCACCTGCGCCTTGATCTCCCGCACAAACGACGGCAGCACCGCGTTGGGGTGGTTGTTCCCCCACGCCGCGAACGTCTCGCCCGGGGCGAGCTCCTGAATGGCGCCCCGCGCCGACTCGAACGACCGCGCCCCCGCCGTGGGATCGTTCGGGTCCGGGCCGCTGGCGTCGATGGATTTCTGGATGAATCCGAGGTTTTCCGCCCCGGCCCGCGCCGCGGCCAGCTCGGCGTTGAGGTACTCGTCCAGCATCCGGAGCGGCACTAGCACGGGCGTCAGCCACGGCTCGTAGCGCACCTGCCCCGCCCGCCGCTGGCGCCCGAGGTGCAGCACCCGGCCCGCCGGCATCCGCACCCGCTCCCGCTGGCCCAGTGCCAGCATCTCCTGCGGGTGCCGGGTCCAGACGTGGTAGGCCACCGGCTTGCCCCAGCGGTCCAGTTCCACGCCCTGCACGATGCTCCCGCCGCCCGTCATCGACTTGGCGGGGACGTTGTATTCCTCGTCCAAGAGGTCGATGTCGAGCAGCCGTACCGCGAAGCCGAAGGCGTTGGCGAAGCCGGGCAGGAGTTCCACCAGCGCCTCGCCGTCCCGCGCCACGGCCTCGAGCACCGCGCCCTGAAACTCCCGCCAGGTCAGGCGGCCATCGGCCGTGCAGGTGGCGCGGGCGCCCCAGTCGCACCACGCGGCCTCGATCTGCTGGTTCGTCTCCTCGTCCGGCTCGCCCGAGGGCAGGCGGTTGCGGCACTGCAGCGCGATCCCGGCGGGGCCGAGCACGTTCTCGTCCACCAGCCCGAGGTAGCGGCGGGCCAGCGGGTTGTTGCGGCACTGCTCGCGCGAGCGGGTGCGGAGGAGGCGCAGCTCCCAGCGCAGCTCGTCCTTGGCCGACATCCACGAGGCCAGCCAGTCCTCAAACAGCCGCCCCTGCTGGGCACCCGCGAACACCGACCGCCGGGCCACGGGGCGCGGCGCGGGCGGGGCGGGCTTCCGGCGGAAGCGGTCGAGGAAGCCCATCAGCGCGTCCCCGTGAAGCGGAGCAGCCGCACCGGGCCGGCCGAGCCGGGATTGCGGAGCCGGTACACTTCATGCTGGAGCTTTGTGCGGAGGGCGTAGAGTTCCGCGAGGGGGATGGACGTGACAGCCCGGCCGCCGATGGTGTAGGCCTGGATGTCCGCCGTGATGCGGCCGGCCAGCACGGATTCCACCACGGCGAGTTGCGTCTCCGCCCACGGCGCCACGTCGCCCGCGGCGAGCAGGGCCGGGTTCGCCACCACCGTGACGACGCCCGTCTCCGGGCTCCACCGCTGCCCCGCGTACCCACCGCCACCCGTGACGATGGCCGTCCAGCGGTAGCCGCCAGAGGGCAGGCCCGCCGTGGCGCTGGCCGGGATGGTCACCGTCCACCGCGCCCCGTCGTCCGTCACCCACGACGCATCCCACGCCAGCGCCCCGGCCCCCGCAATGGCGTAACTCAGCGTCCACGTCCCGCCGCTTTCGGTCGGGGCGTAGTCGCGGAGCTGCTTGGTCCACTGCCAGGTATCGCCGGCCGTGGCCGTGCTGGGTTCGCCCGTGGGCGTCTGTTGCGCCATGCGCCTCCCGGCAACGCGAAAAGCCCGACCGCCCCGGGGGTCGGGGCAATCGGGCTCTGGGGCGTGATCCGTCCGCCCTCTGGCTCTATCGGCTACGCTAATATGCCATGCGTCGCGGCAATGTCAAGACGCCGCCGCTATGATGCTTCCTTGGCCTCCGTCAGGTCCTGCGCCCGGACCTCGAGGATGGCGCCCCCGCACCGGCACGCCACCGTCAGCACCACCGCCGACGCGGGTGGCTGGCAAACCCGGACCATCTGCACCATCACCCCGGTCACCCGGAGCCGCGCCCGCGCCCGGCAGGCGGGGCACCGCACGGGGGGGAGGTACAGGGTCACCGCCGCCACCCCCGCCGGAGCCGCGCCAGCGCCAGTTCCGCCCCCAGATTCCGCGAGGGGGGCGGGGCGGGGATCACCTCCGTGGCCGGCATCGTGGCCGGTTCCGGCGCGAGGGGGACGGCGGGGGGAGGCGCGGGCGCCGTGGCCGGATCTGCGTCCTTGAGCCGGACCCCCGTCAGCATCAGCGCCACTAGCGCATAGACCGCGCAGTCCAGCGCCTCCGACCGCTCGCCGCGCGGCAGCTCGTACCGCCGCACCCACCGCCCGTTCACCTGCTTCCTGACCGCCCGCTCCGCCGTCAACTGCTGCAGGTAGCCCGCGTCCAGCCCCTCGTCAAAGGCCACGTACATCGGCCCCGGCGCCCCCGTGCGGAGCGCCCCGTACCACTCGTCCTTGGCCGTCTCCGTGCCCACCACGAACACCCGGCAGCCCTTGGCCCGCGTCGGGCCGCGCGGCAGGAGCGGGGCGCCGGCCGTGCTTGAGCCCTTCACGGCATAGACCCGCTCGGCGTACCGGGGGCCGCACCAGGCGTAGACGGCCTGCGTGTGGGCGCCCGAGTCCACGCCCGTGGCGAACACGCGCCGCGCCTGCCCGTCCTCGCAGGCCCAGTGTTTCACGCGCAACGCCTCCAGCAGCGCCCACACCTCGGGCTTCTCCGGGTCGCCGCGGAGCACGTCGTGCGCGATGCGCCACCGCTGGCGCCCCGCGCCCCAGCCCCACACCGTCGCCTCCAGCCGGTCGTCCTGCACGTCCACGCCCATCGTCAGCACCTGCACCCCGTAGGGCACCGTACCCGCCTTGTGCTTCGGCCGGAGCGCCAGCGCCCCGCTGTCGAGTCCGCCCCGGCGGTCCTCCCACGTCTCCCCGAGCACGGTGTTGACGAACACCTGCAGCTTGAGCACGTCGCCTTGCGCCTCGGTCCACTCGTCCACCAGCTCGCGCCAGGTGACCCACGGGGAGTAGAGGGCGTTCAGGTGGTAGCCGCGGATCGGGCGGCCGGGCCGGTCGGCCACCCACATCCCGGCGGCGAGGGCGGGGAACTTCTCCGCCTCGCCCCAGAGGGCGCCACAGCCTTCGCAGAGGTACTGCGGCTCGGGGATGTCTTTCCACCGCATCCCGTAGGCGGTTTCGGTGGTGCCCCAGCGGAGCGGCGCCATGTGGCCGCAGTGGGGGCAGGGGACGTGATACCGCCGCTGGTCGCTCCGCTCGTAGTAGTCCTCGATCCGGGACAGGCCCTTGAGCGTCGGCGTCGAATTGATGTAGACCTTGCGGCGGTAGGCGAACGTGCTGGTGCGGCGCATCGCCAGCTTCATCGGGTCGCCTTCCGCGCCGGCCGAGGCGGGGTAGCCGTCCGCCTCCTCGAGGATCAGCACCCGCGCCGTGCGCCGCCGGAACCCGCCGGGGCTGTTCGCGCCCACGAGGAACAGCGCCCCGCCGTCGAACACCTTGGCCTGCACGGTGTTGCCGCTGTCCCGGCTGTTCGGCGCCCGGACCTTCCGCGCCAGCGGCTCCGTGTCCGCCAGCATCGGGGCCAGCTGCTCCTTGGAGAAGTCCTTGGCGTCGTCCACGCGCGGCTGGACGATCATGATGGGCGACGGGTCCTGGTCGATGAAGTAGCCCACAATGTTGAGTCCCGCTTCCGTCCCCCCGATGCGGGCGCACTTCATGAACACGACGGTATTGACCTCGGGGTCGCTCGCCGCGTCCATGATCTCCCGCAGGTACGGCGTCCGCGCCGTGCGCCACGGGCCGGGCTCCGCCGAGTAGCTGCTGACCATGCGCGTCCGGTCGGCCCACTCGCTCACCGTGAGCTTCGGCGGCGGCGCCATGTACTGCCGCACCAGCGCCGACAGGCGGGACTCCAGCGCGGCGAGGGCGGTCATGCGCCGTGATACCCCCACGCCATCGCCCACTCCACAGCACCCGGTGGCGGGTACTTCCTTCGCTGCGATGCAATGAAGTCCCAGACGACCCGGTAGACGTGCCGCTCGTAGTCGTCACTTGGCAGCATCATGCCCCCTCCGCAATGGATACCATCGCCTCCGCCACCGCCGCGT